CTCCCACCCCATCAAACCCTCCACCCCAACCGACATCCCACACCCGAAACACACCACCTCCACCACCCCCTCAAACACCTCCCCCAACTCAACCAACAGACTCCCTCACCACAACCAACCTGCCACCCACCACCCCAAACCACCACCTCTCCAACTCCAACCATCCAGCCCCCCCCAACATCACACGAACCTCCACCACCCCGATCCTCACTCCAACCAACCCACAACCCAACCGCCTCCCTTTACCCACACACCATGACCCCCGCCCAAAGTCTCACCCAACCAACGAGGAAAGCCAGACTCCACGCACATCGTGTGGAGTCTGGCAAAGCCATCGCACAGAAACCCATTTCTGGGCGATGGCTGAAACCGAGTTTTCCGCACGCACTGCGTTCTCGCCTCGCCTCATCACCCGGGCGGACCGTCGCAGCGTGGACGAGCCCCATGTTTTCCGAACACATGGAGGAAAACTACGCGAGGACACAGATGCCAAGACGTCCGCCCACATAGGCAACACCGGAGGCGAGGGCGCAGTTTCAAAAAGGGTGTGAAACGAGGTTTCTGGTCGAGAGTGTGTTGGGACGGGGTTTTTCGGGGTTTTTCGGCGGAGTTGTGGTGGTGTCGGGGTGTGGGTTCTTCGCGGAAATCGGAGAGCGTGGTGGGGTTTTTCTGTGGGGTGGGGGCCGCACACTTTTGGTGTATGAGTGTTTTTCGGTTTGTTCGTGTTCGCTCGGTTGTTGGGACGGCGCAGTCGTTTCAGCAGGCGAGTGCGGCGGCTTTGGCGGCGTTGGCTGGGGCTGGGGATGTTCGTTTGGTTGCGGCGCGGACGTCTCGTGGTTTGTTTCAGGGGGTTGATGTGGCTGGTGGGGGTGAGTCGGTTGCGGGGGTTGTTCAGTTGGCTCGGGCTGTCGGGGCTCGGGCTGTGCGGATGTCTGACGGTTTTTCGTGGCGTGGTGAGGGGGATTATGTCGTTGTTGTGCGGGCGCGGCGGCGGCAGTCGTTGGGTTTTGCGCAGTCGCAGAATGGGCTAGACCCTGTGGGTTTGATGGATACGGTGGCGGCGGTGTTGGCGCCGGGGTCGTGGTTGGAGGTGGCTGTTTCTCGTCCGGCGCGTTTTGAGCAGGCGCGGTGGCGGAGGTGGTTGTCGGTTGTGCGGGCGGGTTTGGTCACGCATCCGTCGACGTCGACGTCGACGCCGGTGCTTGTGTCGATTTATGCGGGGGCTGGTACACGTCGTCGGGCTGAGGCGGTTGTTCGTGCGTTGACGGCGGCGATTCCGGGGTTTGACGTTGATTGCGTGATTGAGAGGGTGTCGTCGCGCTGGGCGGGTGTCGGAGGGGTGCTTGCGGGGGCTGGGTTGGCTGGGGCGGCGCGCTGCGGGGTCGTTGCTGACGGCGGTGTTGTTCGGTGGGTGTGGTGGGCTGCTTGGCTGTGTTTTGTTGTTGGTGTTTTGCGTGCTGTGGGGGTTGTTCGTTCGCGGTGGGTGGGATGGCGTCGTTGTCTTCCGTCGCCGAGGAGGGCGAGGCGTGTTCGTGTCGATGTTCGTCGTTTTATGTCTCGTTTCAGGGAGGATGGGGCTGAGGGGGTGGAGGTTGTTCCGGCGTGGCCTGTCGATGCTTATGCGTTGATGTTGGCTCCTGGACAGATTGCTGGGATTGTTGCGCCTCAGTCGTCGGCTGGCGCGGGACGGGAGGTTCCGGGTGAGTTGCGTGGCGTGGTCGGCCCGCTTGTGGGGCGTGACAAGGATGGGTGTGTCTATCTTCCTGATTCTGACGTTGCCCGGGGTTTGGCTGTCGTGGGGTCTCCGGGCAGCGGGAAGTCGGTGCTGTTGCAGTCGGTTGCAGGCTATTTGTTTCTCGAGCAGGCTGCGCCGTCTGGTCGGCGGGGGGCTCCGGGTGCGCATAATGCGGTGATTGTCTTTGATCCTAAAAGGGAGGGGGTGGAGGCGTACCGGGATGTGTGGGAGGTTGTCGCCTCGAAGGTTGGCCGTCCGAACCCTTTGTATGTGGTTGATTTGGCTGATCCCGCGTGCCCGGTGCGGGTCGGGCTTGTGCGTGAGGGTTCGTCGGCTTTCGAGCAGGCGGAGGCTGTGACCGATGCGGTTGAGCGGGCTTTTGATGCCGGTGCCGTTGGGGCGGCGTCGAAGGAGGCGCTTATCACGGTCTTGTGGGCTGGTCATTATGTTGATGAGGAGGTTTTGCGTGCGGCGCGGGCGAAGGCTTTGTTGCCGGCGTTTGCCTCTGGCGGGTCGTTTGTTTTTTATGGGCATGTGCTTCTTGGCGGGCATGGCGATGAGGCGGGGGTCGCGTTGGCGTCGGCTTTGCGTGACAAGCTTCTGGCTCCGGGGGCGTGTGAGGAGCATCGGGCGGTGGCTTCGCGTTTGGAGACGTTGTATGGCAGGCACACTCCTGCTCAGCGTGATCAGCAGACGAAGGCTCCGCGCAACAAATTGGCGCAGTTGGTGGGGTTCGATCACCTGTTCCGTGTCGATGCGTCGACGATGTCGTTCGAGACGGTGTTGTATTACGCGTTGAATGTCGTTTTTCTCACGGGTCCGTCTGGCGGGCATGCGATGAGCGAGGGTCAGGCGGAGTTGTTGTCGGCGTTGTTGTCGAATCGGTTGAAGAATGCGACGGAGCGGATGTGTTCGGGGTGGTCTGAACGTGGGTGGTTTTCGACTGTCATCGTCGATGAGCTGTTGTTGTTGGCTCGGGCGACGCCTGAGACGCTGCGGTGGAATCGCGACCAGGGCAGGTCTTATGGCAGGCGGCCGGTGTATGCGACGCAGTATCCGGGGCAGGTTTCTCCTGAGTTGCGGACGAGTTTGTTGACGTTTCCGGCGTTTGTCTCGTTCAAGGCGGATGAGGCGTCGATTGCGGTGGAGGTCGCGGCCCAGATGGGGATTGACGGGTCGGTGTGGGATGCTGCTGACATTGCCACGCTTGAGCCGCATCATGTGGCTGTGCGCACGTCGGTTGACTTTGCGGCGCGTCCGGCGTTTACGACTCCTACGGTGTGGTGGCGGGAAAGTCCTGATCAGTGGGTTCGCGCGCACTTGGGCGCGGGGGCGTGTCGAGTATGAATAGCCTGGGGCGGCCTGGACAGCCTGTCGATTCGTTCAATCCGTCGTTTCCGGCGGTCGACATGCCGCTTGTTGACGGTGTGCCGTCGTGGGCTCATCCGTCTCGGCGGACGGACCCCTATGCGCTCGGCTGGTGGTCTGGCGGGGAGATGCTTTTCTGGTCTTCTGGAGAGCAGACTCGCCGTATTGTCGCTTCGGGTGGGAAGAATCGTTTCAAACGTGACGTCGTGTCTGCTGATGAAGCGTGGGAGCGTGTTCTTGATCCGTCTGGCATTGAGGTCATAGGCGCGGTGGTGGGGGCCGTGTTGTCTTATCGGACTGTCACTGTCGAACAGCTTGCCGCTTTCACGGGATATGCGTGTGACGTGAGGCTTTTCGATCGCGTGTGGGCGATGCACTGCGCCGGGATCGTCGATCTGGGTTCGTTTGCGTCGGCGGCGGCCCTTGACGAGGAGTGGCGTCGTGTGGGTGTTCGCCCGTCGAAGGGACGCCGGTGGCATCGGCGTCTTTTGTCCGGTTTGCCTCCGGCTGTGCGGTGGGCGTGCTTGGCGGGGCGCGGGTTGTCCACGGGCGGGCAGTATTCGCGGCACAACATTCTTGCGAGTGAGTTGTTGCTGCGTGTGGCGTCGTTTCACGATGTTGTCGTTGCCGGTGAGGCTCAATGTTTGGTGAAAGATCTCGTCGGTGATTTTCACGCCAAGGCGAACCGGTCGGCTGACGGGTTGATCGTCCGCCGTGACGGGGCTCGTTTTGCCGTGGAGATGACGGCGTCGTCGGCTTACACGATGGGCGGGAAGGTCGCCCGGTGGATTGACGCTCTCCATACAGGCCCGGAGGGTTTGGGGGTGGTGTTTGTCGATGCTGTGCCGGTGGGGGCGAATCCTCGGTCGCTGTCGTTTATGAAGCGGATGATCGTCCAGGCGGTCGAGAAGGGGTATTCGTCGTCGTGGTTTGCGCGTGCTGTGGGGCGGATCTATGCGGCTTCGTGGCCTGTGTGGTTCGCTCCTGAGGGGCCGACGCGGATGTTTTCTTCTTTGACGGTCGAGCGTTATGACTTGGCGGCGCGTCGGTGGGAGCAGGTGGACCTGTTGGGCGGTGAGGCGGTTGTTGATGGGGCGGGTTTCGGTCCGTGGCTGGAGCGCGGCTTGTCGTCTTCGTATGTGACGCCGCCGTGGTCGCGTGCGAATCCTTATCCGCTGTGGGTTTTGGGTCCGGCCAGTCAGGGGGTCGTCTCTCCTCCGGTCGAGGTTGCCCCGCATATCACGGCGGGGCTGCCGGGCAAGCTGATGCCAGCTCGGGAAACGCCGGCGGTGGCATGGGCGCGGAAGAAGAGGCGAGGGCGCGGGTAGGAGGGTTCCGCACACTTTCACGGACGACAGCATCGTCTGCGTGAAAGGAAATATCCGTGTTTTATCTTCTTATCCTCGTCGTCGGCGGGTGGGCTTCGCTTGCCGGAGGCCTGGCCTTCTTCGATTCTCTTCCCGCTGCTGCGGCTTTGTTTTTGTTTCTGGCGTTCGTTTGCGCCGTGTGTTTGGGGGTTTTCGCTGAGCATACGGTGGCGCGCCTGTGGCAAGAATCGTCCCTGTCCCAGGTGGTGAAAAGGCGGCGTCGGTCTCCGCGCACAAGCAAGCCTGTCGATGCGGTGACATCTCCTGTGCCGTCGTCGGCGTGGTCGGCTGGTCCGCCCGCTGTGTCAGACATGTGGGCCGCCCCGGCTGAGCGTCGTCAGCCGCAGCCTTACGAGGACCAACCCGTACCGGCTCCTGCCGCTGCGCCGTCGCCGTGGGGCGAGATCCCTCCCGCTCCGCCTGCCCCAGTGGAGGCGACGCCTCCGGCAGGAATCTCGCCGACGCCGATGCGTCAGCCGGAAACTCCGTGGGGCGGAGCCTCTGCCCCTGCTGTGCAGCCCGATAATCCGTGGGCAGGTCAGCAATGAAACCACGGGCTGACAACGACGCCATCACAACGATCGTCAAGTTGTTCACGAACGGCGGCAAGTATGCGTGGGCCCCGTGGGTTGTCATCGTTGCCGGGGTTGTTGCGGTGGCGATTGGGCCATGGTGAGTGGTCGTATCCTTGGTCGGCCTGGAGGCAGTGTGACAGGCGCGTCTTGGGCGCGCAATGCCGGGGTCGCCGCCGCCGGGGCTGCGGGTGAGGTCAAGACAGGCGAGCTTCTGGGGCAGGTTGCCGCCGCTGGGCCGGACGTTCTCCACGACGTGCGTGTTCCCGGCGTGGGCTTTGAGGTGAACATCGACCATATCGTCGTTTCTGGTTCGACCGTTTATCTCATTGACTCCAAAATGTGGCGGCCCGGGTTGTATTGGGCCCTCGGAGGCAAAACTCGCCGCGGACTTGGAAGCCAGGATCGTCTTGCCTCCCGCAATATGCACATGGCCTGGGACAAGATCACGGACTACCTCGCTGCGGCGGGTTTGCCGGTCCGTGTGGCTCGCCCGATTGTCGCCGTCTGGCCGTCCCGCGAGGATCGCTCGCTTCGCCTGTTCGTCTATGGAACCGGAATGCGCGTCATCTCTGCCGAACGTCTGGCGCGGATCCTTCCACGCCGCCAAGCTCAGGCGTCTATCACAGACGTCTTGGCGCATCTGCTGTATCGATAAAGGGGGGTCGATGCCTCGCCGTCGCTCGGATACCCGTGTCAACGTGCCGGTGCTTGTCGCTGTCGCCTCCGTGACGGCAACGGCGGCCGCCTGCGCGTTCCATTTGCCGTTTGTCGTTTTCGTCTGGGCAGGCGTCGTCGGCGTCGGGGCAAGCTTGCGCCCGGTGATCCTCACCGGGGCGAGAGGCCCCGACGGCGCGCCGAGTCCGGCGAACCCGAGTCAGGCCCTTCGGCATACGGCCTATACGTGGATGCGGGAGACGACGATGCACACCGGCATTCCCCGCCCGGCATGGGTCGATTTACGTTACGTCTCGTGGTGGGCTGCCGCCGGTCTGGCCCTTGCCAGCGCGGGTCTCAACGACGGGGGCCGGATCGTCTACAGCGGCTTCGAATTGACGGGCGATTCGTGGTGGTGGACGAGCCCGCTTTCCGTCGTCGCGATCGTCATGGGCGCCGTCAGCGCTTCACGCCGCGTAGGACATGAGGATCCCCGACCTGGGGTTCGTCTGCGCGATCTGTCGCGGTCATCCGCAGCCGTCGGGATCGCAACCGGTTCGGCCGCCGGTCTGGCCGCGGCCTGGTGTGTCGGCAAGGCCGAGCTGTGGGTTGACAGGCAGTGGGCGTGGACGATCCCTGTCGGGCTTGGTCTGGCCGCCGGGGCTGCTGCGGCTCACCGCGTCGTCGCAGCAAGGACTCTGGCTCCGTGGCGTGAACTGTTGTCCGCACGGCAGCGGTGGCGGGCGGCGTTCGCCGCCAACGCCGGAAGAGTGCCATCTCCGCGCCTTGTCGGGCATCGTCTGGAGGACCAGCTGACGATCGATACGTTCGATCTTGCCCCGGGGACCGACAGTGCGGCGATCATCGCGCTCGAACCGAAGCTGGCGACGTTTGCCCCTCCCGGGTGGCAGGCCTTTGTCGTCCATGCGTGGGCCGTCGATTCTGGCGGCAGTCTGCTGCCCGGAACGGCCAGCGCGTCGAAAGTGCACATTCTCACGTGCCCGGTCGGATACACCCCCGATCTGACTCGCTGCGACATTGACGACGAGACGGCGGCTCTGTTCGTTTCGCTCATGCTGGCGCGCTGCGTAGCGGCGTGGATGTCAGGACGGGTAGACGTGACCAAACGGATGATTCCCGCTCGCCCCGAACCGCTTCACGGCAGCGATTCGGACGCGGCGTTGTGGGCTGTTCCCGTCGCCCGCGCAACCGGAGGGTCGAACATGGGCGAACTCGCAGCCTTCTACGGCCCGCAGCTCGAGCGATTCGCCGACTGCGACGTCGTTGCCGCCGCACCGATCGATCGGCTTTTAGTGGGATCTTTCTCCGCCCAGATCGACCTTCACACCCAGGCTCTAGCGGACATGGCGGCTTCGATCCATCAACGACAGGCAGGCGAAGACACTCTCAGGTCCTTCCTCCAGCAGATGGCTCAAGACGCCGCGTGGCATCGCCGCTGGTCGTCAATCAGAGAGACCGCCGGAATCGTTCCCGAGGCCCAGTGGGGCTTGTACCGCCAGGGCCGGCTGTCCAACGGGGTGCGCATGTACCGGTTGCCGTTCGTCACACTCAACGGACAACCGCCCGAGAGCATGCTGGGCTTGGAGAAGAAGCTCGCCGCAACCTTGCAAGGCTCGCCGTTTGCCTCTCTCACGCGTTTTCACGATCCTCGCGGGGCACGCGGGCAAGGCCACAGTCAGGGGTTTGTCGTCTCGTGGGCTGCCCCCGGGCGGCGCCCGTGGGCGTCTGTCGCCGAGGTATGCCCCTCGCCGCCAGCCGGAGCCTCACAAGGGGTGCGCCCAGAAGAATGGCTGCTCGCGGGAATGGTCAACGAAGCCTTCGACGCGGCCAAACTGACTCGCCCAGAACTCGTCGAAGCGGCCTCTTTGACCGACGGCAGGGCTCAACGCCATCTGTGGAGGCTGACAATACGGCTCTATGGCGGCGTGTCGGTCGAAGCGATCAACAAGAAGGCGTCGACGATCCAGGCGAGCCTGTCGTCGCCGTGGCTAGGCGTGGCCGGCGGGCCAGGGGACGCAGAAGCGACGATATACGCTGGCGTTCGCCCAAGCCAGGCACACATCGTCGACGACGACACGCGCCGCATTCTCTCAGACATCGAATGGCAGCAGATATTCGCAGCGGCCAAAGTCGTCTCGCCGACAGGCCAGACTCCGACAACGGTCAGCGTCGAGCGGCTGCCGTTCAACGATCAAGTTCAACGGTTCGTTTTCGAGCTGCCTGCCGGCCTGGGGATCTCGGATGTGCGGGCGCGTGCCGATCGGATCGCCTCGGGGTCGGCGAACCTTTTCCTTGACGTCTCCCCCGACCCTGCGGACGGTTCGCGGTTCGTCCTTCTGGCCAGCCAGACCGACCCTCTGCCGAGGAAGATCGACTACGACTTCGGTTTCCAAGACGCCCACAAGGACACGGTCGCCCTCGGGTCCGGCGTCGACGGCGCTCCGATCGTATGGGATCCGGCGTCTGATCCGCACCTCATGCTCATCGGCTTGACGGGGTCGGGCAAAGCTTTGGCGGCCGACACCCTCGTCGCAACGCCTGGCGGGCCCGTCTCGATTGAGGACTTGGCCGAAGGGGACGTCTGTGTCGGCGCCGAGGGGGAAGAAGCCCGAGTCGTCTCGTTCAGCCCGTGGACGGACGCCCGCCTGTGGCGCGTGACGTTCGCCGACGGGACACGCGTCGAATGCGACGCCCGTCATCTGTGGAGGGTCACAGACGGCGAGACGACAACAGTCACGGCGACGGACCGTCAGATCGCCAACGCCCGGCGGCTGTTGGAGACCTCCTCGGGGTACGTCGCCACCGGCGAGGCGATCGCCCGACTCATCGGATGCGACAAGGCCACCGTTGACAGCCTGCCTGGAACGAGCGTGCTCGCTCTGGCCCCCTCACACGAGACCGGAGTCGTGTACTGCGTCGACGACGTCCTCGACTATCTGTGCCAGTCTGAGCCGATGCTCGGCGGCTACGACATGACCTCCGACCATGTCCGGTGGCTCGGCCTCGAAGGACAGTGGCTCGACCGGAACGCGCTGGCGGCGGCGTTGACACCAGGCGGGCAAGACATCGCCGCCCTCCTTGCGGACGCCGCCCCGCGCACCCGAATAGGGCAGACGAAGCGGCTTGTGCGCCTCTACCACATCGACGAGATCGCCGACGCCTACGTCAAGGCTGCTCGGCCCGGCTCCTATGTTTCACGCATTGTCGACACGGTCGAGCTCTCCCGACTTGGCGGAGCATGCGTGGTTGTCGACGGTCGCCTCGTCCGCGTCGACGAAGTGGCGATGACCGACGACGTCGGGCGTGTACGCTGCGTCCGGCTCGACAACGCCTCCCACATGTTCCGCCTGGCCGGCGGAATCCCCACCCACAACTCGGCAGCCGTCCAAGGCGTCATCTACGGATGCCTGGCCAATGGGTGGGATGTGGCCGTGGGGGACGCAGCGAAAGCCGGAGCCGATTTTTTGCCGTTTGCCGACTATCTGTCGGCTTTCGCCCCGCAGCCTCAACGCGCCTGGCAGGCGGCCATGCTCAAGGCCGTCTACGCCGAAGTCCGCCGCCGCGTCGAGCTGACCGTCGCCCACGGCGTCGCGAACATCGCCGACGTTCCCGAAGAGGTTCGTCCCGCCAGGCTTGTCGTCATCCTTGACGAGTTCACCTCGCTCATCAACGTCGCCAAGCCTCCCCCGCTTGCCGCGAGTGCATCGGCCGAAGAGAGGGCCAAGCATGCGGCGGCTGTCGCCGAGCGTGCGGCGGTGACGGCGATTGGGCATGCGGTGGCGGATATCGCGGCTCAGGCTCGGTCTGCGGGGGTGTCTTTGATTCTTGTCGGTCAGCAGATCAAGGCCAAAGATTTGGAGGGTCTTCCTGGAGGGGCTGGGGTTCGTACGAATATGTCGAGGATTTTGTTGGGCAAGGCCACCGATGGGGATCGTATGGCTGCGTTGCGTCAGCCTGGCGATGCTCCCGCGTTGGGGGAGGTTGTTCCTCGCGGGCGTGGGATTGTCGAGCCTGCTTCGGCCTGTGCGGAGATCATTCAGGTTTGGTATGTCGAGGATCCTGCCGAGGCTTATCCGGCTCAGTTGTCTGCTCGCCGTTCGGGTAAGCCGGCGGTTTTGGAGTATGAGGTCGATGAGGAGGCCGTCGATCCTGTGTGGGAAGGCAAGGAGATCGTTCCCGTGCCGGTTGAAGAGACGATGACGATGAGCCTTGGCGATCTATTGGGCGAGGGTGATGCGGCAGGCGGCGTCGGCGGGCGGGAAGGTTGAGACGGTCGGCACAGTGTGCGTTGCGGAGGCCGGCAGTGTCCCTGACGGGTTCCGTTTTGTCAACGGTTACAAGGAAAATGTTCACATTGTGGTGGCCGTGTGCACGTGTGCAGGGCTCGGCACACATACATGGCATGGAGCATAACCACAACAACCATCACAACAACCATGTTTTCACGCTGTCGTCGCCGCCGGAGCAGCGGCGCCTGCTCGATAATATTTACGCTGCCGCTCGGGTGCGAGCTTCGACATGTCCTCCTTCCCTCGACGTCGGCGACTGGATCGACACGCTCGTGTCCGGCACGTGCGAGGCCCTCTGGCGCACCCGACGGACGCGGATCGATGAGACGTTTTCCATCGGGTACGTTTCCCGCGTCATGCACGGCGTCCTGACGTCGATGATGGAGCTGGCGGCTCAGGGCCGTTTTTACACGCGTGCTCTGGCCGTTTCGGGTACGCGGAAGCAGGCGCGCAGCGAGTTCCGCAGGCAACGGGAGGAAAAGGTCGCCGAGCTGGGGAGAGAGTTGACTCCTCGTGAGGCCGACGCTCTGGCGGAGTCCATTCGGGATGGGTGGCCTGACCGCAGACGCCGCCCGCCGCGAGGGTTCCACGCGACTTTTTCTTCCGCTCCCATCGAGGCGGCGGAGAACACGGCTGTTCCTGAGGCTGTGGCGATCGACTCCGATATGGAAGACATGTGCGTCCGCCTTGACCGGGCGTCTTCGGATGAGGAGCGCCTGGACGCCGCCGTCGATGCGTGGGGTCTGCTCGTGCCCGGGCTCTCGTTCAACCTCGATGTTCCTCTTGCCCGAATTGACCGGCTCGAATCGTGGGCTAAGGCAGATTCGTCCGTCGCTTCGGCTGTGACAGCGCGTGACGGACGGTTGGTTGAGCCGTTTGTCGGCGGGTTCGAGGAGGAGGTCTTCGATGTGTACTGCGGACATCGCGCTTACGCGGCGGACTTGTTTCGTCTGGCGTTGGCGTCGGTGAAGCGGCTGGCCTTCTATTCGGCAGATCGGCGGCGAATCGCCTAATCGGCAGCTTCCGCACACTTCCCTATCGATGCCGAGCGAAAGGGAAGACCGTGTCGACAGCGTACTTAACCCAGCCGCGCACACCTGACGGGCGGTTCGACCGCACGTTCGCGCCCGCTGGGCCGTCGGTCATGCTGGATCTGAGCGACGAGGAGCAGTTGGACTACGTCCTGTCCACGATTCGTCAGGCGGCGTGGAAGAAGACGGCTGGGCATTCCTATGTCCATGACCGGGCGGACTTCGTCAACGAGTTCGAGTCGAACACGTTCGCCTTTGTTTTTGAGCGGGCCAAAGCCGCCCGTCCAGACCATCCGACGATTGCCTCGGGCGAGCTCAACCGGATCATCAACGGGTCGTGGGCGCGGCATTTGCATCACATGCGGACGAATTCTCTGCACACGGACGTTTCGAAAGGCAACTCGCATGTCATCCGGGCCTACACGGCGTACGTGCGCGCCGTCGACGAAGCTGAACGAGATGGGCGGAGCCTGAGCGAACGCGAGCGCGAGGCGATCGCCAGGAAGCAGGCTCGCATGCACGGGACCAGTCAGGACATTCGCGGGTCTGTGACGGTCAGGCCTTTGCCCGATGAGACGGCCGAGGACCGTCGCTTCGAGTGTGCCGGTTCGGTTCCTTCGGCTGAAGACGAGTACGACAGGCGTCAGGCGGCGGCGTGGGACGAGCGTTTCGACACCGACGTCGCGGCGGGCGACAAACGCGGCCTTGCCGAGGTCTACTGGAACGCCCATTTCCCCGGAGCGGTGGCATACCAGTCGATTTCCCGCCGTCGGGCGACAGGCATACGCAGGGCCGTGGCCGCCGATCCCGGCGGGGTCCTCGCTGTTGCCGACCGGTGGGAGTCGGGCCTCGACGACGAGGCGACGGAGGCTTTGTTCGCCCCGTTCAACGGACGCACCATGTCGGATCGGGAGAAGACCGACGTCGTCGGTTTTTTGCGCCGTTCGCCTGCTTTGGCCGACCAGGTGTGGCAGTCGGCCCTGATGATTGCCACGAAATCGCGTCTGTCTTCTTGACGGCGAGGGCGTCCGCACACTTTCACAGCAAGCTTCACACCAAAAATGGAAGGAGAAGACGAAAATGAACGTCTTCCAAAGCATTCCGGCGACTATTGACGCGATGGGCGCCGGTGAAGCCGTCAGGATCGTCGGGGGCATTCTTGTCGTCCTCGGCCTGTGGCGGTACTTCGGAAAGAACAATAAGAAACTTGGACTTGCCTTCGTCGTCCTCGGGGCGGTCTTCGTGCTCTACAGCCAGGCGTTGCCTGTGGTGGGCACGATCATCGGCGCGGTCATCAACGCCGGGTTGAAGTTCTTCAAGTTCCTCGCGGAGAGAATGTGATGGACGACGAGCATGCCCAGAGAACGCTTCCGCGGGTCTATTCGCTGACCGAGCTGACAGGGCGGCGCGCTCAAGACGAACGAGTCATCCGTCTGAGCGCGAATATGGGGTTGCACAAGCGGGAGGCGCTCTACATGCTCGTCGCATTGGCGTGCGCGAGCGTCGGCTATCTCCTCGGCAGCCTCGTCGCGTCCTGGGTCGCCGTCATCGTGTCCGCTGCGGCCGGGTCGGTTTCGTTCATTTACCTGTCGGCCGCGGAGAACTCCTCGCTTCGAGGCCGTGCGCGTGCTGCCGTGGCCGCGCGGGTGAAGGCCAAACCTGGACGGATCTACCAGGCAGGCGTCGAAGCCGACGTCGATCGCGCTCCATGGGGCGTGCTCGCTCACGCGGCCTACATGAGCCAGGGGGCGCGTCTGACCCGCCCTGTGCCGCGCCCTCCGCGCAGCACAACCGCCGAAGGGAGACTCGCATGAAGCGCATGGAACGCCGCACCGTCCTCCTCCTGCTCGGGGCCGTCTTTCTGGCCATCTGCGCTATAGGGTTGACCGTCCCCGCGCACGCCCAATCTTCCCAGGTGCTTGCCTCTTCCGCGGCCGACAACCTTCCGATTGTCCGGTGGATTGAAGGTACCGGAGACTTCCATTCGCGTCAGTCGTTTTCGCTGACGAACATCAACATCGACTGGTTTGGCGCGAAATACCGGTCCACTTTTGTTGGGCTCTTGTTCGGCATCGCCGACTGGCTGTGGCAGCTGGCTTTTCATTTCACGGTCCAGGCCGTGTCGATGGACATCCTCAAAGCCGTCGCAGCCAAAATCGACAGATTGGCCGCGTCTTTGGCCCAGGCGATCGTCGGGCACGGCTCCGCGGCGGGCGTGCTGGGAATCGTCGCCTTCTTGTTCCTCATTTGGTCGTTGCGCCACGCCTCACGCGCAGGCGGGTTCCTTCGCCTGTTCATCCCCCGTCTGGGTGCCGTCGCTTTGATTTTCTTCTTCGTCTCTTCGGGCTCGACGGGCGGGACGGCCGGCTACAAGGCAGGGTCGGCCTCCTGGTATGTCGCGAAGGTCAACGAGTTCTCCAACGCCGTCCTCTCGCCCGTCATGGACGCCTCCGACGCGTTTGACATCGCTTCCCCGGAGGTGAAGAACGCCGACAAGAATGACGGGATCGGCTGCCAAGCCTACGTCGCCGGTTTGAGGGCGCGGTATTTGGCCGATGAGAAAGCCCGCGGCACCGACGGGCGCGTGGCGGCCGTCCTGTCGGCTATGTGGGAAGACTCCGGGATGGAAGTGTGGAAAACCACCCAGTTCTCCTCGAACGCCTATGCCGACCGGGTCTACTGTCATCTTCTTGACCGGCAGTCCGAGGTTGAAGCCCCTGAGGCGGCTCGCGCCATGTACGACGGCGCCCACCGCGCCAACTCGTCTTACTCGAAGGCGTTGCCGAACTATCCGGTGGTCATCACCGGCAAAGCCACACGCTCGCAGATCCCGCGGGCTCTGCTGTATACGGGGTCGAAAGCCGTTGACAAGGCCATTGTCGGTCTGGCGGCCTGCACGCTTAAGCCTGACGGGACGTGGAAAGCCGACCCGGCCCTGTCGGTCTACGGGCAAGACGTCTCCCCGGAGGCGTGTCAGGCGCTGTTCAACCCCACCGCGGGGAACGACCACGAGTTCGGCAACGCCTTTGACTGGAAGGACGGGGCTGAACAGATTGAAGAACACGCTTCGGGCGAGGCGGCCCGTTTCCTCAACACGTTGCAGGGAGGGTCGATCGGCAACGCCGCCATGCAGGGGCTGACGTATTTGGCGACCTCGATCATTATTTTCGTCGTTTTCGGCCTCCTCGCCGTGGGCATCATCGTCGCCAAGTTCTCGTTGATCGGGATGGCGGCGCTCATGCCCGTCATTCTTCTCATGGCTGTTTTCCCCGGGCAGGACACGACCGGCAAACTCGCCAAGAACGGGAAGATGTTCGTCGGCTACGCGTTCGTTTCGGCGTTGGCGGTCATCGTTTTGTCAATCGTGGCGTTCGTGTCGGGGATCATCCAGTCGATCCTCGTTCCGTGGTTCGGAAAAGGCTCGCTTATGGCGACGTTCGTCATCGGCGCGTCTCCGGCGTTCGCCGCCTACATTCTTCACCGGTGTTTCAAGAAACTGGGGATCCCGTCGCCGTTGTCGGTCAAAGGCGCGATGAGTTGGGGCGCGTCGGCCGGCGGGCTCGGGCAGGGGATCGTGGCCGGGGGCATCGGCGGCGCCGTCGGCGGCGGCATCGCTGGGCGCATGCAGTCCAAGGCGTTGAAGAAGATCGGGGCGAGCGCGTCTGGGGCGGTCAAAGACCGTCTGGCTGAGTCCCGGCAGTACAAGCCGCGCCGTCCCACGATCGACCCGTCGCGTGACTATTCCACATCCCGGCATACCGTGGGCTGGGACTCTCCCTTGTTCACCAAGTCGGCGGCCGCTCGGCGGATGGAGGAGCAGGCCCAGCAGGCGATGCTTGAGCGGGCACGCAAGTCCGAAATCGCCGAGAAGGTCAAGGCCCAGCTGCATCCGTGGCGTCAGGCCTATAAGACGCACAAGGACCAGGCGCGCGGGCAGGGCAGGCCGGTTCCGGTTTCGGCCGCGTGGGCTGCGGGCAAGACGGCGTCCCAGCAGTCTGCGCAGCGGGCAAGCGAGGCGTGGAAGGCGTTCAAGGCCCGCCCGTTGGGCTATTCGACCGCGTCGATCGTCCATCTTGCGAAGGCCGGGGGCAAAGCCACCGCGAAGACGGGGGCCGCGCTGGCCGGGGTCGGCCTGTTGGCCGGGGCGTCCCCTGTTTTGGCGGCGGGGGCGGCCGGGCTGTATGCGCGTCACCGTGTGGCGGGCAGGCGACGCCTCGAGGACACGGTCCTAGCCCACCAATACAAGCTGCACGCCGAAAAAGACAAACGCGAGAAACAGGCCCAGGCTATGGACGATTTCACCCAAGCCGTGAAAAACCTGGCCCAAGCAGGCAACGGGAAAGACGCGGCCGACGAGGATTCTCAGGAAGGGGATGAAACCGCCGAAGGCCAGGCCGGCGAAAACCCCGAGATCCAGCAAACCGACGGCGGCAGTGGCGAAACCATTGGCGACAATCAAGTAGACGACACTGCCGAAAGCAAGGATTGATCACTAGGATGAGACATGTCCCGAACTCGAAGGGCGTCGAGGGGGTGAGCGCGTTGGATCAGCCGCGCGACCTCCTCGGGCGCTTCGAGGCCATGCCGCACATGTCGTCAGGAGTCAGCCTCATGGAAGAGTTGTCCGATGAGGAGTACAACGCCGAGGGGACCTACCGGTTCCCTCCCAATCCGCGCTCGTGGGAGCAGAACGCAAAATTCTGGGCGACCTGCCCCATCACCGACGGGCAATTGCGCGAATTCATCAACTACTACCGGCAGGACTATCGGCACGATCCGAAGGTCAACGCGTACGCCAAGGAGATCATGCGCGGCTGGTATCTGGAGCACCCCGGCTTCAACGTCGCGCCCGACGGAGAACTCGCCCAGTGGGACGTGCAAGCCTACGCCGAATGGGAGCGGGCCCGCGACGCCTACCCGCATAGAAAGCGTCGAATACATCCGGCGCACGCCCGGCCCGTCGTGCGGGCCGCACAAATGTATGAATGGTCCCGCTACCTAGGACAAGAGGCCATCGCTAAAACCCGGGAGATCGAGATCAACGTCGAACCCGGCGAGCACTGGACCGTCGGGAAAGTCATCGACGAGTACAGACTCGTAGTCGTCACCGCGATGATCAATGACCGCCGCAACGTGGAGCAGACGAAATTGTGGGAGCGCATAGCCGAAAACGATCGCGCGTTCCACGGCGAAAACTGGGGCGAGAAGTTCAGAATCAACAAGAAAGGCGAGCCTGACGTCTATTTCGAGCAGATTTTTGAGACCTACTGCAACCGGCACCGCTACGGCGTCCTCTTGTAAACCGCGCGTCCCGCATGTTGAGCGGGTGGGGCTCGCAGACTGTTGCCGCTTTTACGGCGGGAGCGTTTCCATGCGGAAAAGGCCGCAGACGGCGTCTCCAGGCTTGCGGGGGCGGGCTGGCGGATGGCACCGGCTGGGCCGTTTTGCCGCGTGAAGGGCGGTTCTCTTCCGTCTCAGGGGCGTTCTTCACACCGCTGGGGTCGGCGCGCCGCGTGGACGAAGAGTCTGGTTGTGCGCTGTTTTTCTTCCATTGGGTTTCCCGCCTCCGGCGGCGGGGCGGCTTGTCGCCTCTTGCCTGGCTGTGCTCAATTGGGCCACAATGGAGTCAGCTAGGCGGTTGCGGTCCGCCTAGCTGACTGTGAGTCGTCACTTAAGCAGTGCTATGAGCGCTGCCAGAGCGACGATGGCAAGGGTAAAAGCCTGGAACTGCGTGACTCTAAGCAATGAGCGCAGTATCCGGGCTTTTTCCTTGCCTGACAAGGATGTCTTCCTCATCGTTCTCACCTCCTTCCTGGACTCGAAGCCTTGGCAGGGTTGAAGGTGAAAGGTTTGGTCCAGCTCGAAGGAGCCGATCCCGATTCTACCTACAAGCAAGGGTCCATGGGGCCCAGAGAGGACCGATTGCGAGGATGTGGGAGCTGTCCGTGGTTCGCAGTTTATCGGCGCGGTTGGGTGAGGTTTTGAACGGCGACGGCAACTTCGCCCCATCCTAAGCAGCAAAGGACGGGGCGAGGTGCGGGTTGCGACTATCGCGTTAGGAGCGTTGAGAGAACTCGAAAGTAAACTCTCTGATCGAAGGTCAGTCTTTTCTGATTTCGCGATAGGCGGCGTGGAGGCTTTTAAGGCACATGAGGAAGGTGACGAGGTAGTGGATGGCTGTTGCGACGACGAGTCCGGTGCCGACGCGTTCGAGTGCGCTAGCATGCTCGATCGCGCTGCTGGGTTCGAACATCTTGACGACGGCGCCGAGGACTACCGTGAAGACTCCGACGAGGATGGAGTAGAGAACGTTGCTGAACAGGTCGTCGACAAGGGCAAGAACGTAGGAGGTCTGCCTGAACTTATTGCCCAGCGTCATTCGCAGCTCGAAGACGAAGATCGCAAGCGCGAAGGACAGTCCTGCGAGGATGGAGATGACGGCGAGCAGCGCGTCGGCGACGTGGACGGAGCAGAGTCCTGCCGCTAATCCGACTGTGCATGGAAGGGCCCACAACAGGAGGCGGTCGAGGACCGAGGCTTTCCCGCCTCTTTGCTTGATTGCCTGGGCGTGCTCTCTCACGATGTGCCTGACATCGGTCTTTGTCGGCATGTCCTTTCTCCTTCTCGCTCAGTGTCGGAAGTCTGGCTATTCTATCGCCCGCCGCCGTCGAGATAGAAGTCCTGAACGTACTCGCGAGCGCGTGCGATCAGTTCATCGTCGGTCAAGGCCGACTCTCCGGCTTTCGAGATGACTTCCTGCCACCCCGGAGTTTTCAGATTGTCTGGGTCGAGGAGCATGGTCTTCTCACGTTCACCGTCACCGAGCGAGACACTAATTTCATCCTCTTCTTCAAGTTCACGTATCGCAAGGATCTCGTATGGGTCTAGGCGCTTTGAAAGCAAATCGTCGAGGAATCCTTTGCGGAAGAACTTCGTTCCTTTCTCTGGCACTATCTGGTAAACGAGTCGCATCGGTTGGCTTAAGTCGCTTCCAAGGTCCTCGTTGTACCTGGCCTTCTTGTATTTTAGAATCTTGACGGCTTTGACTTGCGCTTGTGTTTCTATCCATTTTTCAGCCATTGTCACAGTCTCGAAATCGACAGTTAAATCACCGTTAGTCTTCTTGAATCCATATCGCACTAGTTTCCTCAATATTGGCATCATGCTTCCCGCGGTTTTACCGTGTTCAACTATGAAATAGCCGTGATCGGAGTTTTGCGTTTGCTGGAGATAGACAATGCGTGAGTGGCTTCGCTTGGATATGATCCCTTCAGGATCGTCGAGAGAAAATTGATTGCCCTTTTTCGTACTGACGACGTCTCCTGGATCTCCGGTATGTCCTGCGGAAGCTTTCAAGAAAACGCCGTCTTCTATACGGCGGGCTTCTCCTAGTTTGACCGAGCGATCCAGTTTCCCAAAGTCGACGTGAGCGAGGTTCTCGTCTTTCCACACGTCAATGAGAAGGTCGATGTATGAGCATTTTTCGCCTGTGAATTCGTTGTCGATGTGTGAGAGGTTGAAGTAGTGTCTTTCGCCCTGGCTTTCGCCTCGTTTGTAGAAGCCTGTTCGAACGAACGAGATGGTGCGGCGCGGCATCGGCGCGTGTCCTTTCTGACTCAAAATTAGGTGAGCGTGTCAGATCGGTCGTGTCGGACAGGCGTCGTCTGACACGACCGTTGTGAACGCCGTCTATCTTAAGTCAAGTAAGGTCGGGGTTTCATTCGGTTTGGCGAGCGCGTTGGTTTTGGTTCTTTTCGGTCTCATGTGAGACGGCGATCCCCAGCGGCTGCCACGTCTCACCTTGAGCGCACCTTTGCTGCGGGCAGCGCCGCCCGTCCCAACAAGTCGCTTTCGGCCTTCGTTCCAGCATCGCCGGAGTCAATTGTCTGTCGCCCTCCGATGGGAGAGTGTCTTCGACTGCACTCGGCCCAGACAATGAAGTGTCGCCTTCGCGTGTGCAGGGGGTTTCAATTTGAGACTCTCATTTTGGGACTCCTATGATTCTCGTCACACCGTAAGGGTGGTCGCGGCGGCATACTCCTCCCGCCGGAGAGCACTGAGCGTCAGAAGGTGCATTGAGACACTTAAGCTGCGGTTGGTGAGTAGTACTGTTCCCAGATTTGGTCCATGAGCGGACGGTCTGCCTCCATGTAGGCGTACACGTTCCGTGTTTGCCCGTTGGGGAGGTTCATCGGGTATTTGCCCGGTTCTCGGCCGTGTTTGAGGACATAGGCGGCTTTGACGCGTTTGCCGAACATGGGGGCGACCGACCTCGTTCGCCGTGTCGAGAGGTTCTTCGACTTCAAATAGTCTGAGGTGTATAGCGGCCTGTTCTCGGCCGGCAGTTCCGGCAGTTCGCCCAGTCCTTGGGCGAGGATGACGCGGGCTTTGGCTTCCAGGTGTCCTGGGTCGATGATTCCTTTCGCGGCTTGGACGAGTTCCATTCTCATTTGGGCTTGGCGGATCAGGGCGTTCACTTGGTGCTCTGACGCCGAGGGCGAGATGTATCCTCCGTCGCGCCGAATGGCTGGGAGGACTTCGTGGGTGATCCAGCGTTGAAACTTCTTGACGGCCTTGCGCGCGGCAACGTCATTCACGTAGCCGGCTTGACGCTGAACGATAAGTCGATAGAGGCCCGGCTCGTTGATAGCCGACATTTTTTGTTCTCCTCCAGGGGTACGCACCGTCTGCGTACCCTTTTCGTCGTCGTCAAGGGTTCTAATCATGTCGGAGGCCATGCGGTATCCGAGTGCTTTGGCGATGTCGGCAGCGACGAACCAGGGCTCACCGCCGATCGTCGCGGTGCGGATTGTGGCGTCGCCGTATGTGAATGGGGTGATGGCGTGCATTGGGTTTTCCTTTCTGTTGAAGTTGTTTGCGTTGGTGTGCCCGCGCTGTGGCTATGCGTGTTCGTTTGGCTGGTTGTTGTAGGCGAGGAATTCTTCCTCGGTTGTTTTGCGGAAGCCTGCGTTTTTTTCCATGAGGGACATGAAATCTCCCGTGTTTTCCATTGCGATGATTTTGACAAGCAAGGTCGATCCGCAGTCCATGAGGCCGGCGTCGGCCCGGTCGGGCACCCAGTAGGTGATCAGCGGCTTGTGGGCGCCGACGGTGATGCGCACGGATCCGTTGTCCCATACGCGCATGCCGCCGAGGGAGCGCCAGGCGCTCCATCCGTCGCGGTGGCGTTTCCAGCCGCCTGAGCAGTCCCATCCGGATCGGGTGCTGCCGACGATGCGGGCGGCTACGAGCGGGCCGTAGGGTCCGCGGGGCGGCTCGGCGAGGGGGCCGTCGGCGAGGGCGGCTTCGATGCGGTCCAGGCGGTTTTGGACGAGCGTGAGGGCGTCGTCTGGCTGGTAGCAGCCGCGCTTGCACCAGTAGGCGACGAGCTCGTTTGAGGGGCGTTGCCCGTTGAGTGCCCAGAGGAAGACCATTGCGGTTGTCAGGGCCTCTCCGGCTTCCCGGTTGATGTGGTGTTTGAAGTCGTAGATTCCGGCCCTGTAGGCGCTGCATCGGGCCCATGTGAGAAGGAACGGTTCGCCTTCTTGGGGTCGGCAGTCGACGTCGTCCAGGCTTTCGAGGGTGGTTCCGCAGTAGGGTCCGCGGATTGACCACCATTCGAGTCCGGGTTCGGGAACGGCGAGCATCAGGCCGAGTCGCTGCAGGGCCTCTGCTGGGGCGTTGTCAACGTCCTGGTAGTTCCACTGGGTTGTCAGGCCCGCACGGCCTTCGGGCGTCTCTTTGAGGAGCCGTTTCTGTTCGGCGTGCCACGCCTCCCACAGTCCGTGTCCGCGGCGGCCTCGGGCTAGGCTCTCTGCCCGGTGCGGACCGAGGACGAGTCGGGCATAGCTGCGGGATGCTCCCGCTGGGGAGGTGAACAGGTGTTCGGAGACCATCCTGTCGATTTCCCTGAGGGCGTCGTCAAGACTGCCGGTTGACGATATGCGTGAGATGAGTTCGTCGGCGATCATCGTTTCGTGGCCTTTCTGGTTCGGTTGTCGATGACGACGGGGAGGTGTGCCGGTCGATCGGGCTGGTGCGCGCCGGCCAGACCGGTGTTGCTGTCTCGGCTGCTTCGATGACGTCGCGGACGTCGGAGCCTGTGAGCTCGATGTGTTCTTTTAAGGCTGCTGCCAGGGCCTTGACGATGTGGCTGTGGGTGCGTAGAAGCCCGATGTTTGTTGTGCGGGCGTGGCGGATGAGTCCGTCGCGTGTGAGGGGCCCACGGTATCCGTCGGGCCGGTAGTCGGCAGACAGGACGGTGTGGGCGCTGAAGTTTGCTTTTTGGATGTCGTTGACGGCTGAGGCGTTTCGGCGTTCGTCGAGTGTGTCTTGGGTCCATCCGGCGGTTGAGACGAGCATGTCGATCCATGCGCTTTCGCCGATGCTGCGTTTAGGCAGGGGGCCGACGGAGTCGACTTGTCCGGCGGTGTCGCCTCGGACTCGGATGTCGGCGCTGAGGACGACGCCTCCGAGGATGTGGGCGATTGTTGCGTGGGCGGCTTCGTGGCGGCAGCGTTGTTCGAGGGAGGGTTGGGAGGCGGTGCGGGCGCTGTTCCAGTCGGGGGCAAGGCGTTTGGCGAGGGTGTCGAATTCTTCGCCGTCGCGCAGTTGGGCGCGGACCCATTGGGCGAAGCGAAGCCGGTCATAGGCGACGTAGGAGAACGCGTGGTCTGCGTCGTCCTTTGTTTCGATCCTGTTGTACACGGCGAACCATGCGAACAGGGAGGCGGCCAGAGACAGGAGAAGTGTCAGGGCCGCCGCCGCGGAGTTGTAGAAGCCGGTGAGTTCTTCTACGCCTTCGACGACGGATGCCCCGGCGAGCAGTCCCAGGCCGGGGGCGAGAAACAGGGTGAGGATGGTCAGCGTTGACGTACACAATGCCTTGAATGCTGATGGCATCTGCACTCTCCTAAGTGTCGTTCGCGACCGGTTAAACCAGGTAGTTGCGCATGTCGTTTGCGAGGTCCTCGCCGACATAGGCGCGGAATTGCTCGTCGGCGAGGGCGCGCACGGCTTTTTCGAGAGCTTGCACATCGGCGTCGAGGTCGTCGGTCCCGTCGTTGGGAAGCAGTGATATTCCGGGAAGGGCCGGTTCGAGGCGTTCAAGCCAGGAGACGAAGTCGCAGTAGGCTTTGCCTTCTTCTGCTTCCGTTGTGGCGGCGTTCCACTTGGCATCGAAGGCTTCGCGCAGCACCCAGTAGACCGGATGGGCGCGGGAGACCAGGTGCCATAGGGATCCTCGACGGCGGCGTAGGGCTCGGCCTGCAAGCATGGCTTTCGTTTCCTCGCTGTGATGGATGGTCGAGGTTGTTTTGAGTTCTCCGTCGACGACCGTTGCCCACTCGTCCCACATGTTGTCGGTCCAGGAGACGAAGTCGCCTTCGTCGGCCAGAGGCGCGAGCGCCGTGAGAATGTCGACGGCCGCGGAGGGATTGACTTCTCCCCCGACAACGCGAATCGTTCCGTGGCGATCGTTGTCGATCTGGAATCCGACCCTTGTCAGGGCGGTCGGCAGGTCGGCTGTCGCGTCAGGGGCCGGGTTGAGCGCGTCGACGATGTCCTGTTCGCGCTCGGGAGCGGGCCGCGAGATTGTGAAATCGGCGTTCGTGAGAGTGACAGTCATGGCGTTCTCCTTGTCGTAAGTGTCGTTTTACGGTCGGTTTTTGCCGCTTTTCGCTATCGAGACGCCCAAGACTGCACCGTAGGCGGCGAGGGCGGCGAGCATGACGGCTCGTCCTGCGGGAGTGACGGAGTCCCACGAAGACGCCACGACGTAGGCCTCTAGGGCGAAGACGATCAGCCCAATCATTGACGTGAAGCCGATGTCGTCGATGAGGGGCATTATGACGAGAACGAGGATCACGGGAATGGCGAACAGGGGGTCCATGATGGCTCCTTTCAATTGACTGTCCGTGGCGTTGGGGATGTGTGCCGTGTCAGGCAGCCGGTGCGCGCCTGGCTGGGGACGTTGCGATGTCAAGGCGTTCGCCGGTTTGGGCCGCGACGGTTTTCAGGCGGTCGCGGGCGACGTCGGTGACGTTCTTTTCGACGGCGATTGATGACAGGTGGAAGCCGCGCTCGGCGTTCAGGCGCATGACGGCTTCGCCGGTCGAGGCCGATCCGGCGAAAGGGTCGAGAACGACGCCGCCGATTGGGGTGGACATGGCGATCCATCGGGCGAGCTCGCGGTGGTCTTTGGGTGCGGCGAAGCGTCCGCGTCCGATGAGGCCGGCGAGGTGGTCTGTTGCTTGGCGTCGGTCGCGTTCGATGATCGGGGACGGTGGGCGCCCTTTGCCCGGGTCGAGGGGAAGGAGGCGTTTGGGGCAGGCTCCGCTCCAGATGATGAGGCCGTTTTCTGCTAGGCGGTCGAAGGTCGTTTTCGGGCATCGCCATCCGTCTGGCGGGCAGACGCGTGTCCCGTCGGGTCGGGTGACGGTATATCTGTAGGGGTTTCCGCGGGCTGTCAGGGGTGCGTGACGTGCGGGGGTTCCATGGACGGATCGGGGGTAGTTGGCGGCCCACGGGTATTCGGGGTGGGCGCGTGCCCATGTCCGTCCGGCGCGGGCGGCGTCCTCGTCTGAGCCGGTGGCGGCGAAGGCTTCGGCGACGGTCGTCATGAATTCGTCGATGCCGGGCAGGGGTTCGGTCCATGGTTGGGCGAGAGACGGGTTCTTCGCCCAGGCTGCGATGTAGTCGACTCCGGCTCGTGTGAACCGGTTGCCGGCGTGTCCGCGTGGGTCTGTCCATGTCAGCAGGGCGATCTTCGGGCCGAAGGCGGCGTCGCCCAGGCTGAGCGCGTCGGCGAGCATGGTTTGGCCGACGGCGAGGAATAGGACGCCGGAGGGGCGTAGGAGGCGGTGGGCTTGGCGTAGGAAGGCGTCCATCATTGCCCGCCAGGCTTGCGGTTCGAAGGTGTCGGGGTATTCGCGGGATTGTCGCGTGTTGTAGGGAGGGTCGGTCATGATCGTGTCGACCGACTCGGCTGGAAGAGCGGGGAGGATTTTGGTGTTGTCTGTCAGATACAGGGTGTGCGTGTGGGGTTTCATGTAGGGAAAGAGTGCGGACCCCGGTACTCGTCTCACTAGGCGAGACAAGTACTGTGCGGTGCACTGCCAAACGGGATTGGCACACCTCGCTGGCACGGCAGAACGGGCAATCGGCTCCGTCTGCCTGTCAACGGAAGGAAACACCATGAAAGTAAAAAATCTGACTCCTCATCCTGTCGTGTTGGAAGTCGACGGGGCAGAAATTGTCATTCCCTCGAGCGGTCTTGTTCCTCGTGTAAAGATCGAGGACGGGCCCCTGACGGCGGTCGCCATAAACGGTATTGCCGTCCCGCTCGTTCGAGGGTCGGTGCTGGCGGGCGTCCGGCCGAAGATCCCCGCGCCCGAAGAGGGCACGTTGTTGATCGTCGCCCGGCTTGTGGCCGAGCAATTCCCCGAAAGGAAGGATCTTGTCTTTCCCGACGACCTCATTCGGGTAGACGGCCGCGTTGTCGCGGCCCGGCGACTGGCCTCGATCAGGTAGGGATACGCGTCAAGCCGCGGGACGGACGCAGAATGTCTGTCCCGCGGCTTTGTGTCGGCCTCAGTCGAGCCCGTCAAGGAGCCGCGGAATGTCGAGCGTCGCCTTCCCTGACGGCGTCGTGACCGCGAATTCATCTAAACGGCCCCACCGGCCCGTCGTTTTGAGGAAAGACTCAATGTCGGCGAATTGTTGTGGCAGGCTCGTTGTTACGCCCCGCCACAGGCGTGTGAGAGCCGTTCTGGCTTTGCGGCGGCGCAGGTACCAGTCGGTTTTGATTTTGACCATGTGCCCCGTCGCGTCCGTGAGGACCGCGCCCTCGCCGTCCCCAGAGCGAACTGACCGGACGAGTCGGTCAAGCTGCACGCGGTCACGGGCGACGCCGAGGGTCTCGGCTTGCGGCAGGCAAATTTTGTCCAAAAGGTCGGGGCGGGTGCGGAAGTGCTCGTTGTTGGCGATGACGGACAGGAGCGTCACTTCGGCGACCCCGCTTGAGGGGACGAGGTGCGGGTCGCTGTCTATGACGATCTCCAAGGTGAGTGAGACGTTCTCGTCTGCCATGAGGTCAGTCAGCCGTTCTCGCTGGTTGCCGGCGATCTGCCGGTCAAAGGCGTCTTGGGCGGCTGCGGCGTAGTCGGTGGGACCGGATTTCGACCAGACGACGATCTTCCCGTCGAGGACGAAGGCAATGCCGAGAAAGCCGTTGACTTTCTTGGCCGCGGTCACCGGGTAGGCGAGACGGTCCAAGCTTTCGCCGTGCTCGCCGAGGTTGAAGAACTTGTCGAATCCGCGTCCGACAACCTTTCCGTCTCGGACGAACAGCCCGCGGGCGGTGACGGTCTTCTCGTCCCATAAGCCTCGTTTGAAGGCGGTGCGGGTGAAGTTGTAGGCCGTGACTCCCCCGCCGCATGGTTTGGCCCGGATGTGGGGGTGGGCCGCGAGCGCGGCGAGAAACGCCGATGTGTGGGGCTGGTCGGGGTTGTTGAAGTATTCGCGGACCTCGAGGCCTGTTGGGGTGATGAGGGCCATGCGCAGGCGGCCGCCGTTTTCGACGTCGGCTTTGAGGTTGACGACGCTGTCGTCGCCGGTCGGCCCGGCTTGCCGGTTCGGGTGGGTGTTGCGGTGTCCGTGCAGTTGGACGACGCCGTCGATGGAGAGTTCGTCGTCGACTGGGCGGTAGGTGCTTTTGCCTCTGTATATGTCGCTGCGGTCGCTTGTGCCGAGGATGAGTTCGCGGTCGACGATGTGCCGTCCGTCGATCGTCGCGTCTGCCGCTGAGGGCAGGTTGAGGCGTGTGTAGGCGGTTTGGGTGATGCCTCCGTGTGTGACGAGGTAGTCTTGCCCGCCGCATGTGAAGCGCGCGAGGGGCACAGCCCGGTCGAGGAGGGCGAGGATGTCGGCGTCCGTGTGGGCGAGGCCGAGTATTTGGTTGTGGGAGGCCGCCGTTTCCGCTGGCGGGCATGCGATGGCGCCGGAGGCGAGTCGGCGCATGAGGGTGTCGTGGTTGCCTTCGACGAGAACGACTCTGTCTGGGTCTAGGTTGGTGATTTGGCGGTAGACGTCGGCTGCGTCGGGGCCGCCGTCGAATAGGTCTCCGGCGAAGACGACGACTGTCTCGTCGTCGAGGTCGGACAGAGCCTGCTTGAGCGCGGCAGGGCATGAGTGGACGTCGCCGACGACGGCGACGCGTGCTGGGCTGCCGAGCGAGGCGTCGGGCAGGGCGAAGAAGTCGTTGAGACTGGTCTCGGTCACTTCGACGACGTCGGGGTGGCGAGCGTTGTCGCGGGCCCGGGTGAGCATGGTTTCGAGGCTTTCCGGGTCGAGTTTTCTCACTCCTCGGGTTTCGTTGCGCCGTCGCAGTTCGTCGTCGGAGATTCCGACTTGGCAGTCAATTAGCCCGATTGTGTACCCGTATTTTTGGGCGAGTATTGCCCATTCCCCTTGCGTTCTCGCTGTCAGGTTCGTCGCGTCGACGATGACGGTGGCTCCGCAGACCATGCGGTGCTCGGCGGCTTTGTGCGCCATGGCGGCAATCGCCTTTTCCGTCCCTCCGAGGAGCGAGCGTTTCCCGTCGAGGGTGACCGCCCGTGGGTAGACGAGCTCGCGGAAAGCGTCGAAAGAGACGGTGAGCTCGGTGAGCCCGTGGGCCGAGGCGAATGTTGTTTTCCCGGATCCGGGCGCTCCGCGCAGCAAGAGCATTCTGCGCATGGGTCCTCCTTTTTGAAGTCGTGGTCGTGGCGCAGACGAGGTGTGCCGGGCTGCGACGTCCGTGCGCGTGCACCGCCCCTGACGGTCGGCACACATCTATGGCACGGCGGGAAAAGCCCGTGCCGGACTAGAAGAGAAAGGGGAAATGAATGACCAACGCCGTCGCCTTGTTCGACTATGAGGGCAACACGATCCGCACCTTGTCAGTTGTCGGTGAGCCCTGGTTCGTAGCCGCCGACGTCGCCAAAGCACTCGGATACGCGTCGGCGAAAGACTTTGTCCGAGGCGTGGACGAAGAGGACAAGGGTAAGCACAATCTGCCCACCCCCTCGGGAGACCAAAGCGTGACGATCATTTCTGAAGGCGGCCTCTATACCGCCCTCGTGAAGTCCCGAACAGAACGAACCCGTCCGTTTCGGCGGTGGGTGACTCACGAGGTTCTTCCGTCGTTTCGCGGAAGCGGCGATCTCACCGCAACTACCGACTTCACGTCTCCCTTTGACGGGATCAAACGCGACGGGCCAAACGGAGAGTATTGGTCGGCGCGGGAGCTGATGCCGCTACTCGGCTATGGAGCCGATTGGAGGAACTTCGTCTCAGCGATCGACCGGGCCAAAGCTTCCGCCAGAGCCCAAAAGTTCAATCCAGAGGCCCTTTTCGTTGGCGTCACCGAAAAGGGCGGAGGGCGTCCGCGCGAAGACTATCTACTGCCGCGTTTTGCTTGCTACCTCATTGCCATGAACGGCGACCCCCGCAAACGCGAAGTGGCAGCCGCACAAGCCTACTTCGCCGTCCAAACAAGGGCCGCAGAAACAGGGGCCAACCTCAACTTCGACCTAACGTCCCTTGAATCAATATCCCAAATCCTCGATGCAGGGAAAGCAGCCGTGGCGCGCGCCATTGCAGCCGAAGAACAAGTCAAGAGCCTCGAAAGCAAACAGGCAGAGAACGCTCCGAAGGTGTTGTTTGCGGATTCGGTTGCGTCGTCGGCGTCGTCGATTCTTGTCGGTGATTTGGCGAAGATTCTTCGCGGCAATGGTGTGGAGATCGGCGGGATTCGGCTGTTTGCGTGGATGCGCGAGCGGGGGTTCCTGGTTCGACGACGCGGTTCGGACTACAACATGCCGACCCAGTATGCGATGGAGCGCGGCTTGTTCGAGATCAAGGAGACGGCCATCACCCATGCCGACGGGCACGTGACGGTGTCGAAAACTCCAAAAGTCACGGGAAAGGGCCAGCAGTACTTCATCAACAAGTTCCTTGGGAGGGAGGCGGCATGAATCTTCTCCTTGCTGAGACCTTGCGTCGTCAGATTATTTCAGCGAAAGAACGCGAAGGCGAGATCGCCGACAATCGCCGTCGCATTCACGAGCTGAACGCGGAACGTTCCAGGCTCGTCGACGAGGCGCTGGACATCTCTCGCCGTCTCGATGAAAACGCGCAAGAGAAGCGGGGTCTTCTCAAGCGCAACACCCAACTCCAACCGGCTATCGCCAGCGTCGAGCTGGAAGCCCAGCTAGACCAGGCAGAAGGACAGACGTAGGCGGCGAGTCAAAACCGCCAAAAACAATGCCTCCACCCGCGGCAACAGGTGGAGACGGAGAAAACCAAACAATTTCCTTACTTGAAAGGTTACTGCCATGAAAATCGTCGAATTGCGCGCAGAGAACGTAAAGCGCTTGCGCGCGGTAGAAATCCGGCCCGACGGCGCCCTTCAGGTGATCGGCGGGCGCAACGCCCAAGGCAAGTCCTCGGTCCTCGACGCGATCTGGCTCGCGCTTGGCGGCGGGAAAGCGTCAAAGGAGACGCGCCTGCCAATCCGCGACGGAGAAAAGAAAGCCTCCGTCCACCTCGATCTCGGTGAGCTTGTCGTCACCCGCTCGTGGACGCGGAATGGCACGTCACTCAAGGTGACGAACGCCGACGGCGCACCAATCAAATCCCCACAATCGGTCTTGGATTCGCTTCTCGCGGGCGTGTCCTTCGATCCCCTCGCGTTCATCAGGCTATCCCCTGCACGCCAACGGGAGGCGCTGCTCGATCTAGTCGAGCTCGACGTTGATTTTGACGCGCTCGCCGATCAGCGACGCGCTGCTTATGAGGCACGTACCGATATCGGACGTCAAATCAGGGCGCTTGGCGCATCTGTGGTGGACGAGGCGATCCCTGAAGCGGAGGAATCCATTGCCGCGATCGCCGAAGAGATCGAGAAAGCACGGAAAATCAATTCCGATCGTGAAGCGAGTGAACGCGCGATCGCTTCATACCGAGGAGATATCCGCGAGCTCCAAGAGACAATTCTCAATCTCCGGATGGAAATCGAGAACGCGGAAGACCAAATCCGTATCACCGAAGCCGCGCTTGAGGACACTCAGGCCGAACTTGACGAACTCCCTGTCGCCTGCGACATCGCTGCAATCACCGAACGCCTGCGCGGCGTCGAAGAGCGCAACGCTCGGATCCGCGAAAACAATCGCGCCCGGCAGATACGCGAGGAGAAGCGCCGCCTGGAAAAGACGCGTGAAGAATACACGGCGAAGATCGAGAAAATCGACGCCGAGAAGAACGACGCATTGGAGCGGGCGATCTTCCCAATCGACGGGCTCGGCTTCGACGAGGACGGAGTGACCTACGCTGGAATCCCGTTCTCGCAGGCATCCAGCGCGGAACAGATCCGTATCGCGACCGCGATGGCTATGGCAGCCAACCCGCGACTGCGTGTAGCGATGATCCGCGATGGGTCCCTCCTTGACGACGAGACCCTTAAGGGCCTGCGCCAGCAGGTCACGGACGCTGGATTCCAGCTGTGGATCGAACGCGTCGGTGACGGGGATGCCGGTGCGGTCATTATCGAAGACGGCGAGGTCGCATCATGACGAAATTCGTTGTCACGTTTGGCCCGGATCATGCGAGCAGGTTTCGGCTGCCGGATTACAGGGGCTATGTCGAGGTGGTCGCGGCGTCGATGACTGCCGCGCGCGAGGTTGCGTTCAAGTGGCTGGGAGACCAGTGGTGCAATCTTTACGCGGCGGATCAGGCGCGTCTTGACCGTTTCCCGTCTGGGTGTTTCGGGACGGCGACGACCTCGACGATGGTCTGGAAGAGGGTAGCAGCATGAAATGCCTGCTTTACCCGCTGGGCGGGATCGCTTCTGTCCTTTCGTTCCTGTCGCTTGTCACGGCCGCGGGCCAGGCCCGCGGCTGGGCGAGCCTGGGCTTGCTGGGCGCAGCACTCGCCGCCCCGCTGGCCATCGCCGCCGCGATCGCGGCCGTCCTTCCACGCGAGGAGGACGAGCAATGATCACGCAAGTCGTGAAAACACGTGGAAAGATCGTGTTCCGGTTCGGGGCCGACACATTCCAAGTCACCCGGTCCGAGGCCGTCCGCCTGGCGGTCGAAGCCCTCACAGCCGCGGGTGCCGTGCCGATTGAGGCTGTGGTGGACGGCGACGGCGTGCTGCTCGTCTTCGACCCCGGGCGGCACAACTTCCATATCGAGGCCGACGTCGCCGACGCTCTTGCCGTCGATTTGGGGGACGCGGCAGACGAGGCGCGGGTGCCGGTCGAGCTTCGCGAGATCGACGTCGTCAGCGTCAACGCCGACCAGATCATCGCCTACAGGAAAGACGAAGACTGGTTCGACGGGGGCGATGCGGCATGACCTCCAAGCGCATCCAAAGAGTCTGGGAAGAATTCCAGGCCAACACCGCCTCACACCAGCTCTGCGTCGCCCACGACTCGGGCGTGTACCGCCACTGGCGCGTCGGCGTGCCCGGGACCCGGCTGTGGGGGTGGGAGATCGCCACATGGCCCGGAGCGCTCGCGATCCACGGCGACGTCGTGCAACCCGAGATCTTCACGGGGGCGTCCGACATGCTCGCCGACTTCTTCGACGTCGCCCCAACCGACGACGACGGCGTCCCGCCGATTGATTTCGCCTACTGGGCCGAGAAAACCGGCGACCCCGCCCACACGAGGGTCTTTTCCCGCGAGGCGTTCAGGGACGCAGTCGAAGACGCCGCGCGGCAGGCCCTCGCCGACGGGCTTATCTCCAAAAGCGAAGCGGACCGCGTCGCCTTCGCGGCTAGCTGCGTTGAAAACGAGGACGACGTCGCCGTCGTTCTCCGCGAGACCGAGCCCCCGGTCGCCGAGAGCCTGTCCGGCGAGGACGCCCGCGAATTCACCGACAGCTTCCTTCGAGCCTGCTTCGCGATCCACAAGACCCGCCAGATGGGAGGGCAGGACCGGTGACGACCGTGTATGACATGGGGATCGTTTTTCCCCTCCACGAGACCGTCCAACCGGGCGACATCACCGTCACCGACGGCGACGTCGAAGACACCGTGCGAATGCTGTTCTGCCAGACGTGCACACGCCTCGGCCTCGAACTGGAAAGCCGGATCTCGGTGGACGTCCACACCGCGGACGTGCAGGCCTCCGCCCGCGTGACCGGGGCCGCCGGGCTCCCCCGGCACTTCACAGAAGACCGATGGGAGGACGCAGCATGAAACACGCCCTAGACGGCGTCGAGGGCGTGGTCGAAGACCTGCCCGACCGCGTCTACCACTCCGACGTCGAAACGCTCTCCTCGACCGGGGCGAGGAAAATCCTCCATTCGCCTGCTCTTTTCCGGTACGAACAGGACCATCCTGCCGAGTACAGTCCAACGTTCAATCTGGGGCACGCAGCTCACACGATGGTGCTCAGCGCCGGGGCTGCTATCGAGCGGATCGACGCCGACAACTATCGGACGAAAGACGCCCGCCACTTAAGGGAGGAAGCCCTAGCTGAGGGAAAAACACCCTTGCTTCCACGCGAGTACGAGCAAGTTACGGACATGTATCAGGCATGTCTGGATCACCCCGTGGTCGGCAAACTAATCGAACGCGACGATCTCGTGCGCGAGGCGTCCATGTTCTGGGTGGACGGGGCGACGGGCGCGGCCTGCCGGGCCCGCCCCGACCTAGCCACCGCGGATTGGTCGCTCCTCATTGACTACAAAACAACTGTGGATGCTTCCCCTGTCGGTTTCGCGAAAGCGCTCGGCAACTTTTGGTACCACTGCCAACAATCCTGGTACCAAGACGCCGTCGAGCATTTCACCGGCATCAGCCCGATGTTCGTTTTCATTGCTCAGGAGAAAACCTCTCCCTATCAAGTCGGCATCTATGAGCTTGACCCAGTCGCGGTCGAAATCGCCCAAGCCATGAACCACAAGGCACGCACCATTTGGAAGACGTGCGTGGAAACGGGGGAATGGCCCGGCTACACACCTAATCCCGTCACCATCGCCCTGCCCGCCTGGGCCGAGCGGTCCCTATCCGAGGAGTACATCGATGACTGACAATCTCACCCGCTCAATCTCCGCCACGCCCGCACCCCGCCCGGCGTCCCAAGCCACCACAATCGAGCAGACAAGGGCGATCGCCGACGTGCAAGCGGCGGCCCAAATGGCCAGAGCCTTCCCCCGCGACCCGGCCGCCGCGACCGAGGCCATGCAAGAATCCTGCGCGCAGTTCGCGTTCGCCGACCGCGCCTTCTTCACCTTCCCCCGAGGAAAAGAAAAGGTCCACGGCCTGTCCGTCAACTTCGCCCGCGAACTCGCCCGCTGCTGGGGCCACATCGACTACGGCGTCAAAGAGCTCCAACGCCTCGACGGCCGATCCGAAATGCTCGCATTCGCCTGGGATCTGCAAACCAACACTCGGGCAGAGACGACCTTCATCGTCGAACACCGCCGAAGCGGGAAAAACAAGGCCCTCCTCGACGACGTCAGGGACATCTACGAAAACAACGCCAACATGGGGGCCAGGAGAATGCGCGAAATGATCCTCGCCGTCCTTCCTTCCTGGTTCGTCGAACAAGGCGCGGCGCTGTGCAAAGAAACCCTCGCCGACGGCGGAGGAGACATTCCCCTCGCCCAACGCGTGACAGCCATGATCACAACCTTCGAACAAGTCGGAGTCTCCCGAGCCCGCCTCGAAAAACGGATCGGGACGCCCTCCAAGGAATGGACGCCCGCCGACCTCGCGGACATGCGGATCGTCTACAACTCCCTCAAAGAAGGAACAACAGACATCGACACCGAGTTCCCCAAACCAACAGTCACCGCTGAAACGTTGACTGGCGTCGAAGCGGGGGACGTGAGTTGATGTTCGTTCTTCGGCCTGTCGAGGACTGGTTGCTTGACGCCTCGTGCGCGCAAACGGATCCTGAGATTTTCTTCCCTGACAAGGGCCAGTCTCCGCGCGAGGCAAAGCTCGTCTGCGCACAGTGCCCGGTAATCGACAGATGCCGGGCCTATGCCGACGCCACGGAAGGCGGATGGCAATCGGTGCACGGCGTTTTCGGCGGAGAGACGGCGATTGAGCGGCTGCGTCGCCGACAAGCGGCGAGGAGGGGGAAAGCCGCATGAAGGTTTGGCACCGTGACGAGCATGTCACCTTGTATCAAGGTGACTGCGTCGACGTTATGCGCGACCTGCCCGATGCCAGCGTCGATGCGGTGGTGACCGATCCGCCGTACGGGATTCGCTTCATGGGCGAAGCTTGGGACGGGAAAGACATCGTCGACCGGCAGGCCCGGGGGAAAGAGACGTCTCCCATGCCCGACGCAGTGGGTGGACCCAACGGGGGCTACCGCTCTCTCGCCGCCGAGGCAGGACGTTACAGCCGCTCTTTGAAAGACGCGAGGGCGTTCGAAGCGTGGTCTAGCGTATGGGCGGCGGAGTGTCACAGGCTTCTTAAGCCGGGCGGACACCTTTTGGCTTTTGGCAGTCCTCGCCTTTATCACCGGCTCGTGTCGGGCATCGAGAATGCTGGCTTTGAGATTCGGGATACGATCGCCTGGCTTTTCGGCCAGGGGTTCCCGAAGTCCCTTGACGTGGCAAAAGCAGTTGGGAAGAAGAGTCCTGAGCGCAGCGAGGAGTTTCAAACCTGGCGGGGGTGGGGAACCGCTTTAAAGCCGGCGTTCGAGCCGTGCGTGGTGGCCCGCAAGCCGCTGTCGGGATCGGTCGCGGAGAACGTTCTCGCCCACGGCGTCGGCGCGCTCGACATCGACGCGTGCAGGATTCACACCGAAGGGTCTGAAGCCCGTGAGTATGTGGTGAAGCGTTTTAAAACGGGCTCCGAGCTGGTGAAGACCAAGGGCAATTGGAGGCCCGACGACGGAGACGAGTACGTGGGAAAGACCGCCGACGGGCGCTGGCCGACAAATGCCGCCCTGGACGGCTTGGCTGCGGACGAGGTTGACCGGCAGTCGGGGTTGACCGATTCTTCGCAGCCTGGTGTGGTGCGTCGTGGCGCGACGACCGGACGGGGCCTTGGATACGGTTCGACGTCTACGGTGAGCGAGGTTGAGGTCGGCTACGGCGACTCCGGCGGGGCGTCGCGGTTTTTCCCGGCGTTCCGGTACGTGCCGAAAGCATCCAGCGCGGAGCGCCCAAAAGTCGGCGGCGTCCAGCATCCAACCGTGAAACCGTTGGACCTCATGCGCTGGCTCGTCCGTCTCATCACCCCGCAAGGCGCGACCATCCTCGATCCCTTCGCCGGGTCGGGCACGACCGTTGAAGCGTGCATAGGCGAAGGCATGCGGTGCATCGCCATCGAGCGTGAAGAGCAGTACCTTCCGCTCATTGTCGAGCGCATGTCGAAGCCGATCGACGTCCCTCTGCCTTGGGGGGACCTGTCATGAGCTGCACGATCGGTTCTCTTTTCACGGGCTGCGGCGGTCTGGACATGGGCGTCGAAGCCGCGTTGGGCGAGGCCCGCAAGGCGTGGGTTTGCGACGTCGAATCTGGACCTCGGAAGCTTTTGGCGTTCCGGTCGCCGACTCTTCCCAATCTTGGAGACGTCGCCAAGGTCGATTGGGGGCAGGTTGAGCCGGTGGACGTCCTCGTCGGCGGCTCACCTTGTCAAGATCTGTCCCTCGCCGGAGGCCGGGCCGGGATGCGACCTGGAACCAGGTCCGGCCTGTGGGAGTCGATGCTCAAGGCGATCGACGTCCTGCGTCCGCATTTAATCATTTGGGAGAACGTCTATGGGGCCTTGTCCGCGCCGGCTTTTAGCCTTCTGGAATCAAGATCGGGACATCTGGGAGTCCACGGCGATAGACCTGTTCTCCGGGCTGCCGGACGTGTACTCGGAGACCTTGCCGGCCTCGGGTATGACGCGTGGTGGGCGACTGTACGCGCTAGCGACGTCGGAGCTCCCCACCGGAGAGCAAGGCTCTTCCTCGCTGCTTCCGACGCCGACCGCGAACCTTGGCATCAACGGTGGCAGCCAAAACCCAGCAAAACGACGCGCTGGGGGCCGCTCGCCGAATCTTGCGGATGTGATCGAGAAGAGTTGAGGCTCTTGCCTACGCCGACGTCCTCACAGATGGATGGACGCAAGTCGCCCGGCTTTTCGGGCAGCGGCTCCTTCTATGACCTCGTGCAAGCAGGCAGGGAAGGTTTCGCGCCGTACCTGCCTGCAATCCGGCGGTGGGAAAAGACCACTAGGCCCGCACCCGATCCCCTGGACGGAGGCAGGCTGTCCACCCGGTTCGTCGAGTGGATGATGGGCCTGCCCGAAGGGTGGACAACCAGCCCGCAAGCGGCCCTCACGCGGCGCGAACAGCTTCGAATCCTCGGCAACGGCGTCGTTCCCCAGCAAGCAACATATGCCCTCAGACTCCTCGCCGAGATGGCGCGACACACCAAGGAGGAACAATGACTCGCAACCGCCAATCCGCAAGAAAAGCAGGATCCTCTTTCGAGCGTATGGTGGCAGACTTTCTCGCGGCCGCGCTCGAGGACGACCGTATCGATCGGCGTCCGAAAACGGGCGCGAAAGACAGAGGCGACATCGGCGGCGTCCGGCACATGGGAGGCCGGATCGTTGTCGAGTGCAAGAGCACTACCCGCATGGAGCTCTCCCGCTGGCTCGCCGAAACAGAAGTCGAGCGGGGGAACGACGACGCTTTGGCGGGGCTTGTCGTGCACAAACGCCGCGGCAAAAGCGCGCCGGGAGAGCAGTACGTGACCATGCGGCTAGGTGACCTCGCCGCCCTACTCACAGGAGAGCGCGACCATGCATAGCGAAGTCGAATCAATAACCCCGTACGGCTGGCTCGGGAACCTCGAACGCGACGACGCGACCCACGAATGCGGTTTCTGCGGCGAGGAAATCCCTCCCCGCGCGTGGATGAACGTCTCCCGCTACAGCTCGGACGATCGCCGACGCGAAACCCCGTTCCGGGTGTGCATCGCATGCGCTGACGTGATTGCCTGGGCGGGCGAAGCCGGATGGGAGGAGGACGGGATCGTCGACCCGGATATTGCCGACGGTTGGGCTCACCGGTGCCTGACGAAGCCGGTCACGCATGACCACTATCGTGCCCAGTCGGCAGCCCGCGCGTACAAGTCCCGCCGCGCCGCGAAAGCCGACAAAGAATGGAGGCAGACTCATGGAAACGATTAACGACCGGCGGCGCACGTCGCGGGGAAAGGTACAGTGTTCGCTCTGCGGGACCACCATCCCAAAAGGCGTCGAATACCAGGTGGAGACATGCGCGGAATCCGGGTGCATCTGGGACTTCAAATCCTGCCCGGCGTGCGAGGAGCTCCTGAACTACATCTGCGCAGAGGACAGGGACTTCATCTACGACTGGGGCGTCGACACCGACTACGCCGACGAATTCTGCTGGGAAAAACTGGCGTACATCTCCGAACCCAGCCCTAGCCTGACCGTCCGTCAGGCACGGATCATGCACGACTACCTCGTGCGCCGCAAAACGGAGGGATTCGCGTGACCTGGTTCAAAGTGGACGATCGTTTCGAATCGTCTCCAAAAGTAATGGGGCTGTCGCTTTCAGCCGTCGGATTGTGGACCCTTGCGGGAGCTTGGTCCGCCGGACAATTAACCGACGGAGTGATTCCAAAACAATTCGTCAAACGTTACGACGCTGAGCAGGAGGCGAACGAGCTTGTCGAATCTGGACTCTGGGAAGACGCCGGCGACAGCTTCGCTTTCCACGACTGGGGAGACTACAACCCGACTCAAGAAGAGGTCGAACGGCTCCGCAAGAAAAGGAGCAGGGCTGGAAAAAAGGGCGGCAACATAAGGGTTGCTCGGCAAGCAAAAGCTCAAGCAAATGCCAAGCAAATGCTTGAGCAAACGTCAAGCAAAACCGAAGCAGGCGGTCAAACAAACGCCAAGCAGGTGCCTGACGCCCGCTTGGACAATGCGCAAGCAAAGTCCAACCCCGACCCGACCCGACCCGATATAAGTATTACTTCTAAAGAAGTAATACGTTCGGAATCCGCTGACACGGACCAGAAACCTAAAAAGCCGGGAAACACGCCTGCCCCCAAGCCGGAACCTGAAGTGCGCGAGGACGTCAAGGCTGTGATCGAAGCCTTCCAGGCATCGCTCGACGCCCGAGGGGTCAAACGCGGCCGAGTCACGAAAGCCTGGCGAGACGCGGCTCGCCTCATGCTCGACCGCGACGGGCGCACCGTCGAACAAGTCCAGCGCTGCTGCCAATGGCTGGCACACGACCCGTTCTGGCGCAAGAACGTCCTTGCCCTGCCGAAGCTTCGCGAGCAGTACGACCGGCTGCGCCTGGCGGCCGAGTCCGAGCGGACGCCTCGCAAGCGGCTTGCCGTCCAGGACGACGAGTACGCCTGGCTTGACGCACGAGGCGGGATCGCCTCATGAGGGCCTATGCCGACGCCGGGCTGGAACGCGCCGTCATCGGCGCGGCCATGGCGGGCCCGACTGCCCGCGAAGATCTCCTCGCGGTGCGTCCCGAGCATTTCGTCGATCCGCGGCACGCCGCCGTGTGGAGCCTGATTTGGGCGATGGACAGGCAGGGTGAGGCCCCGACGCCGCAGACGGTCGCCGCCAGCCTCGACCGGATTCCCGCGCGGCTGCGCACCGGGATTGGCCCGGTATGGGTCTTCGACGCGTATACGGCCGGGACGCCTGCAACGTCAGCGGCGGTTTTCGCCGATCGCCTGGTCAATCTCGCCGGGATGCGCCGCCTTGCGGACGCGTTGTCGCGGGCAGGACAGCTTGTCGAGGGGGTTTCCGACGCGTCGGAGGCTCTGGAGCTTGTGCGCGGCGAGATCGACTCCGCTCAGCCAGACGCCCGCGTCGGCGGCATGGTCGGCGAGGAGATCGATGAGACTCTCGCTTCGCTTGCCGCGCCCCAGGCGATCTACGAGACTCCGTGGGAGTCTTTGAACGGGATCATCCGCGGGTGGAGGCCTGGCGGGCTGTACGTGATCGGGGCGCGTCCCGGCGCCGGGAAGACCATTGCGGGAGTTCAAGCAGCGCTAGCCTTGGCCAATATCGGACCGGTCGCGTTGAACAGCCTCGAGATGGGCCGCCGCGAGATTCACGCCCGCATCCTCGCGAACCGGACCGGGATCTTGCTCGGCAAACTGTTCGGCACCACGAGGCATTTTCGCGGCTTGTCGCGGGAGGAGGAGGCGGCCATCGTCCGCGAGCTCGACGGACTGCGCGCCCTGCCGCTGTCGATTGACGACCGATCCAGCGTGAGCGTCGCCGACGTGCGAGCCCACGCCCGCAGCCTCACCCGCCACGGCAAGCTCGCCGGCGTGGTCGTGGACTATCTCCAGCTCATGACCGGACAGGCCGGGGACCGGCGTCCGCGCCACGAGATCGTCGCGGACCAGTCGCGGCAGCTGAAGATGCTGGCCAAAGACCTCGACTGCCCTGTGATCGCCCTTTCCCAGCTCAACAGGGCGTCTGAGACGCGGGATTCTCGCGCCCCTTCGCTCGCGGATCTTCGCGAGTCTGGGGCGATCGAGCAGGACGCCGACGCAGTGCTGCTGCTGCACATGCCCGAGCACATGGGCGATGCCGGGGTGCGCGAGCCGATGCTGGATCGGCTGACCGTCACCGTCGCGAAAAATCGCCAAGGCCCTCAGGGCAGGGTCACTCTCGCCCGCAACGCTGCCTTCGCTTCCCTGGACGACATTCCTGGGCAAACCGACAACAACATTTACTGAAAGGAAACCAATTATGACCGCAACCGTCACCGTCACCGGCAACGTCGGACAAGACCCCGAAATCCGGTACACGCAGACCGGCAAAGCCGTGTGCACGCTCAGCGTGTGCGCGACTCCCCGCCGCCAGAATCGGCAGACCCAGGAGTGGGACGACGACGGCGAACCCGTCTGGTTGAAGATCGACTTTTGGGACGGCGACGCCGAGACCGTCGCCGACGCGGTCAAGCGCGGCAACCGCGTCAGCCTCGCCGGAACCCTCGCTGTCGACGCTTGGACGGGGCAGGACGGGCAGCGCCACGAGAGCCTCGTGCTCCGCCACCCAAGGTTCCTGGGCATCGTCCCCAAACCGAGAAACACTCGCGAGAGCACACAGAAGCCAGCCTCGAAGGCGCACAGACCCGAACCCTACCCCGGTAGCATCCAGCCCGAGAACACGGCCCAGAACGGCACACAGCAGCTCCCCGGATCGTGGGAACCGCCGGCCCGTCAACCGTACGACCAAACCCAAGCCCCCTTCTAAGCCGAAAGGAAAACTACAATGGAATACACGATGATCCTCCCCGGCGAACCCCAAGGCCGACTCTGGGACGGGCGCGGCCGCGAATGGGAACGCTGGTTCGACGGCTTCTGGCGGCTAGCAGGCCCCGACGACATGTGCCCCACCAGCTGGAGAAACCTCCTCAAATCAGAAGGCACACTCTATGACGCCCCGCCCCAGGAATACACGTGGAAGGATGTCGCCGCCAACCACGCCTACTTCGCCGAGATCGACATCCTCGACGACGGGAACGACCCCCTCCGTGTCAAAGGGCTATTCACCTCCGTCGACGGGGAAAGCCTCACATCCGCATCCGGGAAAATCTACAAGCGAGGTGAAGCAATCGTCGTTTCCCTCCGCGAGTACGGGAACGAAGAATACAAAGCCCTCGTCCAGAAAGTCCTCGAAATCTACATGCCCGGCTACTTCGAAATCAACGTCGCTGAAGACGGCGAGGAAGCGGACAAACACGCCCTAAACAAGCTAGAGCAACTTCAAAAAGAACTCCAAGCATCATTGAATGCCGGGGAGAAAGGGACAGAGAAGTGACTACAAGCAAGCAAGTTAAAGACTGGCTTCAGCTCACAATCGATCGGCGGGCAGGCAGAACCGGCCCGCAGCAGGAAGCCGAAGAAGCCTGCGCACGCCGAGCAATCGAGCTCATATTCGAGCATGAGACACTCGTACGACGCCTAAATGACATCTATAATCCATATAATTTCCCGCCGGAAGCCACATGGGACGCACTCGACGTCGACGAAGCATTAGCGGATCTCCGCGACCTGCAAAAGGACTACCCGTGCAAAGCGGAGGAAGCCTAATGATCACGATCAACGAGGTCCGCAGCGAACTCCGCCGTGCCGTCGAATACGGGGAGAGCCTACGTGCGATCAGCCCCGAGCACGACCGAGCTCTCGAGTGCGCTCGCCGCACCCTGGAAATCGTGGACGAGTACGAAAAGCTTGTACGGCGAGTGCTTAACCTGCAAGTCCCCAGTGGCATGCCCAAGTATGTCTATGAGCAGTGCGACCTTGGCATTCTCGGCGACGTGGCCGATCTCCAGCGAGAGTACAGGTGGAAGGTCTGATCCGCGCCCAGGATCACCCGGTCACGGCTTGTTGTGCGCACAAGAGGTTTGTCGGTGCCGGCGCTTCAAGAGAAGTCGGCGGTTTCGAGCAAGCGCCGCACCCTTTTTGAGACCCAAGTGTGGTATGCTTCATATGCTTCACAGAAGCATTCTCACCATCATATATCTTCAAAGGAGCAGAAGATGGCCAAGACCGTTTTCTATTCATTTCACTACGAGCGGGATTCCTGGCGCGTCCAGGAAGTCATGAACATGGGTAGGATTGACAAAAATAACCCTGAACAACCCCAAAGACCTATAGGACAACCCCTACTCGATTCACAAAAATGGGAGACAATTCTTCGCAAGGGGGATCAAGCTATTAGAAACTGGATCGACAAGCAAATGGAGGATAAGAGTGCCGTTATTGTCTTGATTGGAGCCGAAACGGCCAAGCGCACATGGGTCCAATACGAGATTGAGCACGCCTTGGAGATCAAGAAGCCTTTGCTTGGCATCAATATTCACGGACTCAAATCGTCCAACGGTAGACCAGATCATGAGGGCCCCAGTCCATTTACCGGCTACACTCCCCATATTCCAGTGTTTGACCCAACTGTTAGAAAGTCGGGAAAGATTGACACTGACGCCACCTATAATAAGTTGAAAGACAATCTTTTAGATTGGTCGTCGAAAGGTGTCACTCGTTGA